GAAGAGGAGAGAAGTAATGCCTTATATTCGACAAGAAGACCGGGTATACTTAGATGATAGCATAACCAGACTAGTGTTCGATATGAAAGAAATCTATGGACTTACGCCTGTTTCTCCTGGTATCGTCAATTATGTAGTAACCAGAATTGCATTAAAATCTAGTGATACTGGCAAATGGTCCTATGCTTCCATTTCTTCGGTGATTCGCATACTAGAAGATGCTGCTAAAGAAATGCGTAGACGTTTACTTGATCCCTATGAGGACAAGGCCATAGCCAAGAACGGAGACATACCTGAATATGAATCGTTTAGCTAATACGAGATGCTATCTCGCCGGTCCAATCGAAACTTGCCAGGATGGCGGCGTCTCTTGGCGGGACTTGATTAAAGAACGGCTGGATTACCTAAATATCCATTGGCTTGACCCATGCAAGAAGCCTACTACCTTTGTGTCGGAGACGCCACTTGACAATATCAGACTGCAAGGTCATAGGCGGGATAGACATTATGATGCTGTCCGCGACCGGATGATCTGGATTCGCCGAGTCGATCTACGATTGGTCCACATTGCGGACTTCTTGATCGTTTACTTGAACAAGGACGAGCCGACTTTTGGCACCATAGAAGAAATAACCTGGGCCAATCAAGAAAAGAAACCGATTCTGATTATGCACGAGCAGGGTAAGCAAGAAGCCCCACTCTGGCTTTTTGGCATGATACCTCATCAGCTTATTTTTTCCAATTGGTCCGAGCTACAACAATATCTAGCTTATGTTGACCATGATCCTGGTTTGGTTCAAGCCAACATAACACCTTGGTCTGAGAATAGATGGCATATTTTCGACTTTCATGGAGCTTAGCATGAATAAGCGTAGTTGGCTCAAAGCACTCTCATGGGAAGGGCTGTCCAATACAGTAGCCTTTGGGCTAGCTTACTTGTTCTTTGGACATGCCTGGGATTGCCTACTTTTTACAGTAGTCATTGTGGCCTTGAAGATAGTAGGCTACTATTGGCACGAGCGAATCTGGGAAGGATAACTAGACCAGGTGGCTAATCACAGCACCAATTACAATCGTTGCTATGGTCCAAGCTCCGGCAGCCACTCCGAGTAAAATCTTGCGGCTCTTTCGCAAGTCTGAGATTTGAGACATTACCCCTGGATTACCTTCTCTGTCTTTGGGGTTTCCCCTAAGATCAAGTTCTACGTTGTCAAGTCTTTCTTCGTGGTCTTTAATTGAAGTAATGGCTGACTGTACCTCTAGGTGATAGCCATGTAGATCACGTTGTAGTTGAGATAATTGGTCTCGTTCCTTAATTGTCATCTCGTAGTTCCTTTGCTTTTGCTATCGCAATGTGTACATAATGTGTGCGTAGCTCGATTTTATTCACGCCTACAAAAAACGTAGGTACTGACGTGACATTATATTTTTTGGCTAAGGCCGGGTATCTATCAATATCGACATAAATAATACTGATCCCAGCTAGTTCGCCAGCCTGCTCGGCTGCCTCTATGATCGCGTGAGCTTGTTTGCATGGCGGACACCAAGCAGCCGTAACGGCCATAATGGTAGGATGTGCAGATTGCTCCGCGCCGTTACAAGCCAGGGCTAGTCCAAATAGTATGGCTAATATAAATGCAGCGATCAAATCAAAGCAGGTCAATTTCATTTCTCTCTCCTTTGAGTAAAAATAAAGCCAGTCTTATAGACTGGCCAAACCGCTCCTAAGAGCGGGGAGTCGTAAAAAGAATCTGCCTGTACCCACTCATTGAGCCTCGGGCAGCGAGACGGCTAGCCAATGCTATTCAACCTCCAACTACGTCCTTGTAGTTCTGGCAAATAGTCTCACAACGTCTCTAAACAACTGTAGCTTTTGCAGCCCCTTTGACTGCCGAAACATCTGTAGCTTTCGTCGCGTCCTCAAGCTTGGCTGCAATAAAAGCTCGGCCCGTTTCGGTCTTGAGCTTCGCAGCTAGGACACTATCAAAGACTTGACTAAACTCATCAACCACGGCCTGTTCTCCGTTGATAAAGAGCTTAACAAGCTCTTTAATCTTTTCAGCCATGCCGCTATAGTCACCAACAGCATAGTCTTCAAGAAACTCAGGTGTTTTTCGCAATCCAAGCGACCGAAGTACGCCCGCCAATTGAGCCGCCGAACGCCGTCGGTTCTCAACTTCGGTGTCCTTCTGGAATAGCCATTTACCAACGGCTACGGCCACGGCACACGCAATTACGCTCACAAGCACAATCTCAAGAATCGTCATTTTTCTCTCCTATTTAGTGTAAGTCTTTTTCCACTGCAAACCAAAACCCACTGCCATTGATGCTAATGCCAATGCACAGATTATAGAAACAGCAACATGCCGATCAACACGGTAACGATCACTTTGTACTTCCTGTTTTGGAGCATCAGGCTTCTGAGGCGGAACAGGATTTACTTCTACTTTAGGACCCGGAATAACCTCGGGCCGAGGTTGTGGCTTGGGGCAATCCGGTCGAGGCTTCAGTCCCTCAATCTCATTTTCGATCTTATCGCGCCAAGGCAGTACAGGTGGCTCAAGCGGCACGACTGGTCGTAGTTTACGTTTCGGAGGTGGAAGAGGTCTCGGCTTAATCCATTGCGTTGCTGCACTATCACCAGCAACCTTGGATTTAGCCTCTCGCAGTTGCACATGGATATAACCGCATCGAACAGCCAGAATTCGGTGCTGACCATTTTCGATTCCTTTGCCCCACAGAATGCCAACCACCTTATGATTCGGCAAAAATATAGGTCCACCAGAATCGCCAAATCGTGCATCCGATTCAATCTTCATCCAAGACTGGGCAAGACCCTCAGATGGAGCCGAATAGCCAATAATCTTGCCTGTACCCGCAGAGAGTACATCATCGCCCCCAAATCCTGCATTCTGCAAGACTTGCCGCTCCAGATTTTCGGCGTCAGCTTTATATGCTACTGATCCAACAATATCCTCTGCATTTGCTGGATGTTGATACAGCCCAATGACAGCACAATCATTAGTTGGATCATTCGCAAGTACAACGCCTTGTACAGTAAATGGCTCGGCTGTATCCTTGAAAATAACAAAGAGCTTGTTGGTGCCACGCACAACGTGACTTGCTGTAATGACACAGTAAAGTCCTTCGTAATTGACATACACACCGGCCCCCTTCCAAATTTCTCCAGGCCCCGCGACACCTACAATCCTAACCACCGAACGCAGATGTCCCTCTTGTTTGACATACCCATAATCGCTGGTTTGTACAATTGGAGGCAAGTCGTTAATGTCAATTGGACATTGAGCAAGTCCTTGTCCTGCAAGCAACACTGCCAGGACCAATCCACTAATACATTTCCACATCATATTCTCCCTTACTTGAGTTTAACGGCTGGTTTATAAATACCTTGTTTGACAAGTGTTCGCATCAGGCTATTAGGCGACCACTTACTTACGTTGTCAGTCGCAAATATTCCGAATTCTCTTAGTACAGTTGCAACAAATTCCGAGCAAAAGAAGGCACTTGTGTCTTCTTGTCTAAAAGTAGCTTGTATCAAGGACCAGAGTTTCCCGCCAGCCCGCACAGCACCTTTCCAGTCGTAGGGTGTGCCGAGGTCCCGTGCAAGGGCCTTATATAAATTACCTTCAATATCTAGCGGATAGCGGGACACTTGATGTTTTGGCCAACCAGGCATGAGTGCATAATGCCACATCTTCCCTTGATACCGCTCAAGCAGCAAATCAAGTGAATGAGCCTGAATACCGTCATGCTTCGTGCGTGTTACAGCACATCGCCACGGTACGTCCTCATTCGCCTCGAATACGAGCCACTTCGTCCGCTTGTTTTTGCGAGCAAGTATTCCAACGTGACTAAGAGAATAACGAGGCCAGCCGTAAGTGCTGAGATTGATGAGATCACTGTGCCAGTAGGCACCAGAAAAGCCTATGATGTCGCCATCTTGTAAGCCGAAATCAAGCGTACTCATATCCCTATTATATCATATATTAGGTCAAATGTCAAGTGTTATTTGCGCTTGGTGTTGTTGTAGTTTTGTACACCCATACCCAACATGGTTAGTAAACTATCAGCCACCCCCCTACCGAGGTGCTCATCTTGTAGAGCCTCATAAACATCCCTCAGAGCAAGGGGCGTCACCAGATTTTTTGCGACTGATTCAGGCGTTACTGGTTCGCCGATTACATTTTCGCCAGAAAGAATATCAAAGCCGTTGGTAATCCACGGTGAAAACTTTCCACGAATAAATCGCCATGTAACGTCACTTGTCGTACTGCCACCAAATTTGACCTTCTTGTTTGTCGTCGGCGTCAAGACATCTCGTAGCGGGCGAATATAGCCCTTAGAGGTTTTTGTCTCTCCCCAAAAAAAGCGGGTAAGAAAAACTGCCACTTGTGACAGTCCGCCAAGCGGGTCAATTCTAGTATCGCCGTGCTTGATTTTACCCAAATCAGATGATCGTGGGTCGATCTCAATGGTCGGTTGCTCATCGTCTGGATAAAATAGTGCGTGTAGTAGCATGTACATTGCATAAAAAGTGCCTACACCAGTTAATGCTCTAGCATACTCCTTGGCCACCATCTTTCGTGTATCCGTTGTGCCCGACCAAGCTGGTTGACCAAGTAGCAGTTGAAAGCGCGACAGAACATACTTGGGTGCAAAGAATACCGTAGCCAGAGGAACGGCAGCAGGCTCGAACATGCCCATTGATCCACGACCTGTAGCCACGTTGACAAAATTTGCAATAGCTTTTGCTTCTACATCAGTAGGCTTGCTATCAATGGCCAGTGTCGCTGCTAAGGAATCAAACACATCAGCCCGCATACGATTCAAGAAGGTCACATAGGCCCGCTCTGATCCAGCTACAAAGGGAATCATGGAAGCCCATCGTCCCATAAACGCCTCTTCTTGTGCTGTCAGCGCGCCCTCCGTTGATGTGATTGCTAACTTCGACTTTAGATATAAACCATAATTATCCCGTTCACGCAACTTCGCTGCTGCTTCAAATTCACTCTCGCGTGATACAAATGCTTTTAGCATTTCAGGCACAGCTTTAGCAGCTTTGACCGGATGAGAAAATGCTA